AGGTGTTGGAATGAAGCGAACCAAAGAAGATTTGAGGGAATTGCAGGCGTTGCCGCTTGACTTAAAAATTCTCAAAACCAAAAATCGCATAAAAGAGTTCGTAAATTATTATGGTGGCATTGATTATTGCAGAGTTTCCACGAGCGGCGGTAAAGACAGTACGGTGCTATGGTATATCGTCAAAGAAATATATCCCGAAGCAAAAGGCGTGTTTTGCGACACAGGACTTGAATATCCCGAAATACGGCAGTTTGTAAAGACATTAGGCGATATTGAGTTTGTTCGACCGAAAATGAGGTTTGACGAGGTTATCAAAACATACGGTTATCCCGTTATCGGCAAAGAAGTGGCGGACTGTGTTTATTGGGCAAAAAGAGGAAACCAAAGCAGAATTGAACGCTTGAACGGAACGTGGCGTGATAAGAACGGCGAACTGTCTATGTACAACGTTCCGAAGTACAAACCGTTGCTTGACGTTGATTTTAACATCAGCGGGAGGTGTTGCGGGATTATGAAAGAACAGTCCGTGTATCAACTTCATAAAGCAACAATAACGGCTGTAATGGCAGAAGAAAGTCGTATGCGGTTGTCGGCGTGGCTGAAAACAGGGTGTAATGCTTTTAAGAAAAACAAGTCAAAAATAAATGGGATAACAAAGATTTGTTGGAGGATAAAGAATGAAATCAGTTTTTGCAATCGGTTAGAAGTCAAATGACTATTATAACGTTATGAGTTGGATTGAAGAAATCGCGAAAGAATACGGCGTGGAGGTGGAAGAATGAGTTACTACATAATAAGAACACGTTGCCCAAATGGGTGTAAATATAAAAGCGGAAACACGTGTGTAGCGAGCGAATGTCCGTATCAAACGGGGTACGTCAGATATGACATAAGAATGAACGCAGAAGATAAACCAACTAAAATCAATGCGCAAGTCAAGCAAGCCGTAAAAGAGTTTGCGGAAAAGGTAAAAAAATGTAGTTATTGCGACAATGTTTTTATGGACGGGAAATGGCACAGATATGTGTTCGTTGACGATATTGACGAACTGTTAAAGGAGTATGAGAAATGAAAAAATTCAAAGCAATAATTTTATGTATTATGTGTTTAATGCTGTTGGGGGAATGAGGTGTAAATCATGGAATCGTATGAAAAGAGAGGCGTTATATTTGCCGCAAACGCGCAAGAGTTTGGTCGAAAAGTTCAAGCGTTGATTGCTCAACCATTGATTGACATTGCCGCGGGCAGTCGCGTATTAGCGATACAATTCGCAGATATTGACGACGGACTGATTAAACAGCATATTTATCAGCATTTTATGAGAACGGACGGTCAATTTGTTTTTGAGGGCTGTTTCCGTACGGGCGGCGAAATTTTGGAAGAAATCAAGCCGTTTTGCAAGCAAATAAGCATATCATATTTACCTAAAAGCTATGACGATAAGGACAAGTTTCTGTTGGAAAACGAAAAAAGAAAGCGTTTCGGGCGGATAAATTATTGTGAATTAAATCTGAAAAACATGACAAAGGAGGGGTTTTTGAAATGAATATATGCGAAAATAGCCACGATTGTTATTACAAACAAAAAACAGCCGATTTACTGCAAGAAGTGGATATTACACGCTCAGAAGTCGAATTTCAGCAAAAGCGATACGCGCGGTTAAAGGAAGCGTTGCACACGAAAAACAAGAATGAGCGAATCGCAGGCGCGAGAAAGTTTGCGGACAGGCTTTGCTACGAGGTTGAAAACGATGTCGTTGCCGAGTATATTATGCAGGTTTTCCATAAATGGCTTAAAGAGGTCGAAAATGAATAAGCCGCATAGAAAAACGAGTTTCCGAAATTGCAACGAGTGTACCTATCGATTGACAAAGCAATGCTTCAATTCGATAAGTAGCAATACTTGTTATGAGGGACACAAACAATACAGCCGCATAAAAATGACGGCGGACGAATTAAAGCGTTTACGGGAGGCGTTAAATGGACAACGGTAGAAGAAGAGAGATTGAAAGGGCGTTCTATGATTATCAAAAAAACCGTATGGAAGCGGCGGAGTACATATCGGACTTATGCTCGACCAAATCCCCGGTGTTGGAGAATTTAGGTCACGGGAGCGGCATAAGCGACCCGACGGCGTTATCGGGAGTAAAACTTGCCGAGTACAAAAAATACCTGTGGTGTGAAGTGGTTGAAAAGACCTGTACGACGTTCCGCTTCGAGTACGAATACGAACTCATCAAACTGCGGTATTTCAATCACATATCCCGAAACAGCGTCATAAGTTACCTTAACGTGTCGGAACGGACGTATTGCTATTGGCTTGACAGAGTGCTTATAACGGCGGAGCGTTGGGCGTACGAGTTGGGCATTTACACCGACGAAAGGTAAAAAGTGCAAAAAGTTTGCACTTTTTTGGAGAAAATATGTGTTATAATGGTAGCGTGAAGAAATATAAAGCGACCGAAAAAGAAAAAGTCGCAGAAAAGATAAGCGTTACCATTGACACATAGAGAAATATGTGTTAAAATACAAAGGTAATGCTTTTTTGTTATGGAGAAGCATTATGGCGGAAGAGTTTGTTAAGACCGGACTTATGGACGGATTAGGTGAAAACGACGAAATAGAACGTTGGATAACGGTCAAAGGCAATCACGTTCCGATAAAGAAAGGACAGTCGCAGGAAGAAGCAATCAAGCAGGCTTTCGGAGAAGCGGAAAAAACGCCCGCAATGAAGAAAAGCGGGCATATGGACGGCTTGGGAGAGCAGAGCGAGAAAACTTCGGAGGACACCGCCGAATCGGGATATAAAAGTGTAAACACGAAAACATTCGTAAACACGCTGGCGGGAGCAAAAGCAACGGTAGACCCAAAAGACGCTTGGCGAGTTTCTTCGCCCGACAGTGTGGTTTTTGACGAAGAACATCCGAACGCAAAGAAATACACTACTCCCGGCGGAAGCACCGTTGCAATAACGCCCGACGGAGATATAGTGGCGGTTTGCAGGAACGAAAACGACAGTTTGCGCGGCTGGCAGTTGATGAAATTTGCAGTAAAGAACGGCGGAGTAAAACTCGATTCTTTTTCGGGCAATCACGATTTTTATGCAAGAAACGGCTTCGAGCCTGTTTCGTGGACACGTTTCGTTGATGAAAAAGAGGTGCGCCCCGACGATTGGAAACCCGAATACGGCAAAGAACCGGTTGTATTTTACAAATATACAGGCAAAGCGACAAACGAATCAATCAAAGATTTTATAAACAGAGTACCGGAGAGTAAAGACTACTTTGCGGCACAGAAAATGAGAGATGACCAAATAGGAGGTAAAAAACAATGAAAGAGGTTGCTCCTACTTACGAAGAATTTTACAACGTGGTAAAAAAGGATTTTTGGAAAGCGTGGAAAAATCTTTCCGAAAAAGAAGTCGATGACTATTTACATTCGGAAGAAGAAAAAATTCGTCGCGATTATCAAACAAATCTGAACGAGTTTAACAAGGGCGAAATCAGTCGAAAAACATTTATGCTTGCTTGCGGTGTTGGACATTGTTTGTCGTTGATGTACTAAGGAGAAAAAGGGAATGAAAACATACTATGTATACGATTTTCAGACGGACGAGTTTCTTTGTGAGGTGCGTGCTTGGTCGGTGGTAGACGCCGAAATAAGAGCGTGCAAACAATTGAACAAAGGAAGTGGCGACGTTTATGCGTTCACGGAGAAATTATACTAACACAACCATAAAGGAGCAGACAAAAGCGTTTGCTCCTTTTAATACACAAAAACAGAATTAAAGAGTGACCTTAGAGTGAGGTTGCTCTTTTTTCATTTCAAGGAGTGAAGTTATGGAAAGAGATTTAACACGCGAAGACATGGAACGCATGATGAGTGCGAATCCTAACGGAGAGATAGCGGATTCGGAAGAGGAGATAAAGGAGAAAGTCTATCCGAATACGGCGAAAGAACGCGTAGAGCAGGAGTTGGATGAGTTAAACGGGAAGATAGTCAAACTGACTTGCTTCTTGTACGGCAGGAAGATAGCGGAGCGTGTCGTCACGGCTGAAATGCGTGTGCTTATGGGTGAGCAACTCAAACACATGCAAGCGTATGCAGAAACGTTACAAGACCGTTTAATCATATGGGACTTGTATAAACCCAAATGTAAGGAGTAATATGGAAATAATCAAAATTAAAATTGCGGATTTAACACCGTATGAAAACAATGCAAAAAAGCACCCAAAAAAGCAAATTGAGGAAATTAAGAACTCAATCAAAAAATTCGGCTTTTGCGACCCCGTCGGGATATGGGGCGAGAAAAACATAATCGTCGAGGGACACGGGCGCGTCCTTGCGTTGCAAGAAATGGGCGAAACGGAAGTCGAATGCATAAGGCTTGACCACCTAACCGACGACGAACGGAAAGCGTACACGTTAGCGCATAACCAGACGACGCTGTCAAGCGATTTTGATTTGGAAAAATTGGAAGCGGAATTGGGTGAACTCGCCGCCGCCGACCTTGATTTTTCGATGGCAGACTTTGGTTTTGATTTATCGGAATTTGAAGAACCGCAAGAAATCACCGAGGACGAAGCACCCGAAGTAGACGAGGAAAGCGAACCGATAACGCATCTCGGCGATATTTGGCAGTTAGGCGACCACCGCCTTATTTGCGGAGATAGTACGGACAAAGCAACGATTGAACGGATTATGGACGGAAAGAAAGCCGATATGGTATTTACTGACCCGCCGTATGGATATGAATATCAATCGAATATGCGCACAAAATCAAAGAAGTTTGATGTTTTGCAAAACGACGATAAAATACTCGATTTTATGCCAATTGTAAAAGAGCAATGCAGGGGATTTGTTTTTGTATGTACAACGTGGAAAGTGCTTGATAAATGGTTGCCGTTATTTAATAAATACTTCGATTTGACAAATATGATTATTTGGGATAAAGGTGGCGGAGGTATTGGCGATTTGGAGCATACTTTTTCAACCGATTACGAAATTATTTTATGTTCAAACAATGGCGCAAAAATCACGGGAAAGCGTATTGGTAGCGTTTGGAATATACCAAAAGACAGCGCAAATGATTATGTCCACGCAACGCAAAAACCCGTTAAACTTTCCGCAATGGCTATCGAAAATACAACGACGAAAAATGCAATCGTCCTCGACCTATTCGGCGGCAGTGGCTCAACGCTTATCGCTTGCGAACAGTTGAACCGCGTGTGCTATATGTGTGAACTCGAGCCGAAGTATTGCGACGTTATCGTTAAGCGTTGGGAAACGTTGACTGGAAAGAAAGCCGTAAAAATAAATTAAAAGAGAGGGATAAAAAATGATTGAAAAAGTAAACCCTATGCACCCCGACAAAATCGCAGACAGAATAGCGGGGGCAGTTGTTGACATTGCGTATTCAAAAGAAGAAAATCCGAAGATTGCCGTTGAAGTTTTAATCGGACACGGCAACTGTAAGATTATAACCGAAACGTCGGTAAAACTCAATCCCGAAGACATATTCAAGGCGGTAGAACGTATTGCGGGAGCTATGGCGATAGAGTATATGGAAACACCGCAAGACGAGCATTTATCCAGAAATCAAATCGGCAAATTTCGGTGCGGAGATAACGGCATATTCAAGGGCGTACCGGTCACGGCTGAGCAGAAAGAATTATCTAAAATCGCACACGATATTTACGCTAAATATCCTACCGACGGGAAGTATATTCTAAACGGCGAGAATTTGATTATTTGCCAAAGCAACGCAAAGAATGAAGAATTACGCATGGAATATCCTAACGCCGTTATAAATCCATTAGGCGAGTGGACGGGTGGTACAAATGTTGACATAGGAGCAACAAACAGGAAACTCGGCTCGGATATGGCTGACAGCGTAACGGGCGGCGGACTGCACGGGAAAGACTTATCAAAGGCTGACGTTTCCGTTAATATATACGCTTTCCAAAAAGCGCAGAAAACAGGCAAGGTTGTTGAATTGTGCTGTGCTATCGGCGACGAATATATCGACGGGAAGCCGTACAGCGAAATCGTGGAAGAAGCAAGAAAGCACATTAAATCGGTGGGCGGATTTGAGAAATTTGCTGAATGGGGGTTGTTTTAATGGTTACAGAAAAACAAAGAGAAAACCTAAAACGATGTAGCCCGCAAGAAGCCCGAGAATATGGGAAAAAAGGCGGGGAAAAAAGAGCCGAGAATATAAAAAAAAGAAAATGTTTAAAAGAGGAGCTTCTTGCTCTTTTATCTATCGAACAACAAAACGGGAAGACAATACAGGAAAATTGGGCAATTGCTCTTGCAAAAAATTTACTGCGTGGAGATGTAAGAACAAGCGTTTTTGTCCGTGATACAATAGGCGAAAAACCAACGGAGCTGGTCGAGCTTGACGGCAAGGGTCTAACTGGAATAAAAGTTAAATTTGTAGACAAAAGCAAGCGTTCTAAAACGGAAACCGACCCGAAAATAACCGGAGACTATACTCCTCCACATAATATTTAATATGGAAATTGAAGTTGAGATTGCGGACGTATATGAACCTGCGTTCGATATGTCCACGCCGAAGTGTTGTAAAAACCTATGGTATGCACCGAGAGCGTGCGGCAAATCGTCGGCGTTAGGTCGTATCTTATGGCTTTATTACATCAACTTTCCCGATTATGACGTTGCAATAGGCGTAGACAGTCTTACAAACGCGGGCGACGGCGTATTGAGCGAGTTTCAGTCGTTCCTTGAAAGCGAGAACCTTGCGGACGATTGGATATTCAGCAATAAATCGTGTTACCAAAAAGGCGCACGTAATCAGATACGCTCGTATGCTGTTCAGACGAATAAGTTAGACAACGTGAACGCAACGAAGTCTAAGAAGCTCATACGCCCGGTATCGTTGTTCGTAATGGACGAAGTGCAGAAGTTGCACAACAAGGGCATTTTGGATAACTGCTTATCCACGTTCTTACGACAGATGAAAGCAGGGCATAGCAAGGTTATCCTTGCAGGAAACCCCGACCGTGCGGCGATGTGGTTTGATGACTACTACAAAGTCAAGTCGGAAGATGACGAGTGGACGGTTATAAAGCCGACATATCTCGATATAATAGCGTGGCTTCCTGACGCACTTATTCACGAAATCGAGATGATGAGAAAAACCGACCCGGTGTCGTACGCTCAAATATACTTAGGCGACCTCGACGTAGCGGGCTGGGAACAAACGTTTCATTCGTTTATCGAAAGAGAGCATTATATACCGAGAGAAGAGTTGCTTGCCGCTCCGCAAAAAACGGGCGATATGCTTCACTCTATCGTTATCGGCATAGACGACGCGGAAAGCAAGGACGCAATAGCGGGCGAAGCCGTTATGGTGCAGAGAAACGGGAATATGAAAGTCAACGAGGGATTGTATCTCTCTTGCAAGGAATTACCCGTAAAACCTGCATTAACGGAGCGGTGCGCTATCGTAGCGGAGTATCTCGACTATATACAGGCGCATTTCAATCCAGAGCGTGCGATACCGATAATAATGGTGTTCGACTGCGCAAGCGGGATGTATAGACAAATGGCGGTCATGAAACGAACTGACCGCAATTTTATGCGTTGGAGAAACGTGTTATTAAAGCCTTACACGACCAAAGGCGAGAAAGAGGAGCAATTGGACGAAGTAAACACGGCGTTTGCGAACGGGATATTGAAAGTCGTGAACGTAGACAGGTATTCGCCGAAGTATTCAAACGCTATGCTTGTCAAACAGATAAAAGCGTTGCGGTACTTGGACAACAAGAAGATAGACCCGACCATTCCGAACGACTGCACGGACGCATTGCAGTACGCGGTTATGACCGTGCTTGCGAATCCGTATCGCTTGTCGTTCCCGGAAAGACGTGCTATTTACGACGCGGACAACGGAGCGGAAGCGTTCCTCGAAAAACTGAAATATGGAGAACTGTAATGAGATTAAGAGAGTTTTTAAACGGCGATATAGCATACACGCGTGCGGAGAAAGAGATACGCGAATGGGTAGAAAAAGCATACCCGGGAATAAGCATAGAATTTTACCCGCACTTGGAGCTTGTGCGAACGAATAAGCGTGCTATATCCGAAAGACGTTGCAGAAAGATAACCGAAGTGGTCAATATCAAGATAGGCGAGATATTGGAGAAACACTCGGAAGAAATCTATATCGGGGAGCGATTAGACCGTATCTGGAAGAAACACCCCGAGTTTGACGCGGAAGTCGAGAGTATAGACGACATAAAGAAAAACCCGCTCTTTCTCTCGTACCTGAAAGAGTTGATAATCTGAGGTGCTTATGGAAATTATAGACGATAAAAATTTTATGCCGCTCGGAGTTGGAAGCGAATTATCCGCAGACAGTTTCAAGGTCGTGCAGTATTCAAACACGTACTTGCTTGCCGCTCCGCGTTATTACACATTTTACGCTTCGTATATCAAGCCGCTTGTCGGAATGTATACGGGCTGGATAGAGGGTTTCCACAATCTCGAATACGGCGTTATACCGACAAAATTCTTGCAGAAGATAGGCAACGGGATAAAGAGCCTTTTGTTCTCAAATCCCGTCGTGCTTAACTCGTACAATCCCGACACGAACAACATAATCGATACGAAGTTCAAGAAAAAGAGCAATTTCGACAATGCAAAAATCGAAGCGTACGATTTCTGCGAGGCAGGCGGTACGGGACTGTTAAAGCTCAATCGCGACGGTAACGGTGATTTGCGATTTGAAGCAATACCAATGGACAAGTTCTTTATCGAAGTAGACGGCTACGGAGATATAGAGCGCGTTAAATGCTTTATAGCGACTTATCACGACACTATATCGGCGACGACAGAGTATCACTTATGCGAGGAGCGGTTCTTCAAGTACACGACTATCGGAAGCGTTAAAAAGCGTTTCCCAATGGTGCATTATACGGTTTATCAGACCACGACGAATATTACATACGACGCTGTTCCGACAGACCCCGTGCGTTGGGCAGACGTTCCGCCCGAAGTAAGAAACAGCCTTAAACGCGATTACGGCGAAATCGATATAGACAAAACCGACGCATACACGATGACGAATGATTCGTCAAGACAGTACGCTACAATGTGGCAGAACTGTACGCTGTTGCCGTTCGACGACGATTTAGGCGTAAGGCTGATAAAATTCACTCGTAATATTCCGTCTTTTCCAAAAATGCCGTTCGGTATGCCGCTTGCGGACTTTCTGCAAAACGAACTGTATCAATATGAGCAGTTAAAATTCTTCGAGCGCGTGGAAGTATATACGGCACGCGCAAGGGTGATGATGGATGACTGCAACAGTAACCCAAACGACCCCGAAGAAAGACGGCGTGCGCTTGACCCGATAATCTTTAATTACTACGAGAATTTGCTTAACGGCGAGAAAGACGGCAAGCCGCTCCCGATACAGCCTGAACTACGAGCGGACGAGATAAAAACGCAAAAACAGAATATTTTGAACGACACGGCGGCGGCACTCGGATTATCGAGTACTACGATAGCAAGTTGGTTATCCGACGGCACGACGCAGAAATCCGCTACGGAAATCAAAGCGGGACGAAGCAACACCGAAACGTTCATCAAAGACAAGATAGGTATCATATCACAGCCCTTGCAGGACTTGATTGATATCTATTTTCATTATTACGGGGTCGAGGCTCCCGAAATGCGTATTATGCCCGTAAGCCAAGAGATACAGGCGGAAGAGATACAGCAGTACGCAGAATTGTACGACGGTGGAAAGGTTACCGCTCGTATGCTTGCCGAAAAGATACTTGGCACTAACTCGTACAGGGAAACAAAAGACCTCGAAGAATTTATTATTTCTCACAGTAACAAAGCGCAAATGCCAATGGGCGGCGGTTTACCGCAAGAGCGCGGAGCGGCGGAGAACCCAAAACCGACGACCCAAAACACAAATGCGACGTTAAATAAAACAGCACAAGGAGGGCTGGCTAATGGCACTGATAAAATCAATGTTGGATAAATTGATTGCCGAACTTAAAAAAGCACCTCCCGAGGTAAAGAGCGAACTTAAAAGCGCACTCGGCGAGGAAACCGTAACCGCTCCCGAAGTTAAGGAAGAACCCGAAAACAAGGTTGCAGACCCCGTACAGGAAACGGAAGTCAAGGACGAAGTTAAGGAAGAACCCGAAACGGACGGAAACGGCGAAAACAGCGCAGAAAAGGAAGTTGCAACCGACGAAACGCAAGCAACCGAGGAAACGACCGCAGAAGAAGAAACGCCCGAAAATGGCGAAAATACGGAGCCTGAGGAAGAAACCGAAGAAGTTACCGAAGAAGAGGAAACCGAAGAGGTTGGAACGGAAGCTCCCGAAACGGAAGAAGAACCGGTTATGCAGAAAGGCGTTGAAGCGGACGAGGGCGACGACACGGGCGACGGAGAAACCGAAGCGATATCGGAAACCGCTCCCGAAGAAACCGAAGAGGTCGAGGGCGACATTCCCGAAATGCGCAACGAACCTGCCGTAGAAGAATCGGACATGCCTGCCGATTACGAGGCTATTATCGACGGCTTGAACGCGAAAATACTTGCGTTACAGGCTGAAAATCAGAAGTTAAAGGCAAAAACCGAGGGTGCGTTCGGGTATTCGTCCAAAATCGGCGGAGCGGTTAAACATAACTGCTTGTATGACGATTGCGACGGATTGAAAATGCACAAATAATTTTTCAGGAGAATAAAAAAACATGTCACTTTTTAACCTTAACAACCAGCAGGTCGCAAGACTGACCTCTAAAACCGTTTACAAGAATCTGTATCAGGATATCATCCACAAGGACGGATTCGGTATTACCGACAGATTCGTAACCCCCGAACAGACCAAAGCCGCAATGATTGATATTTTCGTCCCGATTCCTATCGGCGGCAGATTCCGTATGCGCGGCGCAAGCTCCAACGGCGAATGGGCTAACACCAACAACGCTCCCAACGCGAACAAACAGCGCAATCACGTTCTGTCAAGACGTTTCACTATCGATATCCTCAAAAGATACGACTTCAACATTGCCGTTTCTGAGGACGAAATCGAAATGACCGGAGCGGCAAGCCTCAACGAATCGTTCGAGCAGATTTGCCGTGAACAGATTGAGCAGGATATCGCAATCAATATAAACGGCTATACTTTCGCGGCACAGGTGTTTGCGTTCTTCACCGAATCGTTCGCGGCGGCTTACGCAAAAGGCTCTTCGGCGGCGGCGACGGATATTACCGACGCAGAAGTCAAAGCGGCACTCGAAAAGTACACTTACGATTCGACCAACAGAACGGGCGCAATCCGTGCGTTCAAGATTTCCAACGCAAAAGTAAGCAAAGGCGACAGCAAACTGTATGCCGACTACTTCCCGGCAGACGCAAGACAGGCGTTCCTGTTCGACCCGATTTATCTTGTAGACCTTTCCGAAACCGCTTCGATGTCCGCTTCCGACGTTGCAACCCGTATGCTTGCAGGCGGCGGAATGAACGCGTTCACTTCCGAGAAAAAGACCGTTGCAGACTTCCAGAAAGGCTATGTCGGTTGGCTCGACGGTATGCCTCTGTATGAAGTAAGCCAGCAGGTCAAAAATGCCGCTTGGTATTACTTGGGACTTGACGCGACCGATGACGCAACCGTTATAGGATATCTCAACGATATTCAGGCAATGATTGCGCCTGCAAACGCAACCGTTCGCGGACTGCGCCCCACTTCGTTCAAAACCGTAGACGACCCCGATACTCAGGGCGTCATTATTCAGCCTAAGGTCAATATGGGCGTTCGTTGCCTTTCCGGTACCGCTCTTAAATGCGTCGTGTCCGGTACCGAGTGGACGGGTGCCACTTCCAACGTGGACAACGCAAAAACCACTATCGTTGCTATTCTCAAAGCAATCAATATGGTTCTGCCCAACCTCTCGTACGACAACGACAACAAGGTCGCACAGGCTTCCACTTTGACCTCTAAGGCAGACGGAACTCAGACCCTTGCGTAAGTTAAACCTTTTCGGAGAAGATACAAGTCGGCTCGTCGGTGTGCTTTACGGGCATAACGGGAGCGGAAAAGTCTATAACTATTTAGGCAAAGAAACGCTCAGAACGGGCGACTTGGTTACTCCGGAAGTTACTCACCCGGTATCGGGTAAGACTTACAAAACACTCGGCAGAATAGTGTACACGCGCGACGCAAACGGTGCGCCTGCCGAACAAACACTCGACAAATTATCCGACGAATTTGTTATGCTCAAAACATTAGGTTCGACCGACCAACGGTCACTGCCCAGCTACTACCCCGGGTGGGGAGATGACACAATGCACAAGCTTAACACTTTCGGCGAGTAATTACTCTCCATTTTCCCCTATTAAAGGAGCGGCGGTTTCCCTCAATTCCCGTCGCTCTTATGCCGTTAAGAGTATAGCCGTGCAACTCGGCAAAACGGCAACAACACACGGAGGTTTATTATGTTAGATACCACATATCCGCTCAGCGACGACGCAATGGTGTACGACTACACCAAACACAGATACATACTCACGCCTGAGTACGTGCTTAACAATCTCGGCATAGACTTATACGAGAAAATGGGCGGCAAACGTACGGTCAACACGACTACGGCTATAAACGTGCTTTTGGATAACCGCATTTCATTCAAGATTTATTCGGCAATATACGCTCATCAGGACAAGCAACTTATGGAGTATATCCTTGCGAAAAGTCCGTCGGCGCGTAAAGTCCTGCTCGAAGCAATGAGCAATCAACTACTCGACCTTGTAACTTACGGCGAAAAAGAGAAAGAGCAAGTTTCTCAAACCACTTATAATGCGCTTTTACAGCCGATAGACGAAACGGGCAAGTCGGTGCTTTACCGCATATATCGCGGATTCTTGACCTACATTCCGACTTACGAAGAGGGGCATTACTGATATGGATATAACGGATTTTCTCGCTCACGACCGTAAAAAAGAGTTTTTGGTCGGGTACTACAAAAACAGCGAATCCGCTCCCGAAGCGTATTTCGAGTACGGCATAGAGAGCGACAAAACAACGGCGTACAATATGCTTATCAAAAACGTTATGTCCGCGCGCTCGAATATGATTATTCATACGACGTGGGATATGGGCTGGGACACGCTCGGTTTCGTCGAATTACAGGACGGCACCGATTGGCAGGTTGTGGACTATACTACGAGATTGACCAAGCACAACCCTAACGTACTGCGTATTATGAAGAGCAACCCAGCAACGGAATACGTTTTAAGCCTTGTTGCTATCGATAATCCGATGAAGATTTTCCAAAGAGAATACAAAGTATATAAAGCGGTAGTGCCCAACCCGAACAGATTTTTGGTAAACATAAACGGCACTCCGCTCCAAAAGGACTTTGCGTACCTTAAAAACAACGACAAAGTGCGCATTATTTATTATGCGCCCAAAATCATAGTCAACGAAAAAGAGTATACTACGGGTAACATAACTATAACCGACAGCGATATAAGGCTCTCTCCGAGTGCGGGAGCGGAAACCTCGCAAAAACTATTGGACATAACCTTCAAACAAACGCAATAATAAGCGAAATTTCGCTTCCTACGGCGTTTTAAGGAGAAAACGAGAAATGACAAGAGAACGATTTAAAGAATGTTGCAACACGGCATTTATCGCTTTTAGGGACTATGTACCGAACCCGAAAACGCGTGGGAGCGGATATTACATAAACAAGTACGGTAACAGGTGCAAATGCTCGACGGGCAATATGGCGTTTAATGCGTCGAAGATAGAGTTCACCGACGACAGGACGTGTAATATTTACGTTGATGAAAACGTTGCACCGTATGTACCGTACACCAATGAAAAATGGATTTCGCCGAAATGGAAAGGAAAAAAGAACCCGAATGAGGGTTGGTTCGGTCGTGCGACTTATGTCGTTGCGAAGAACATCGGCAGACAATTCAGAGTAAGACCGGGGTCAATAAGGAGAATAAGATGATTTCGATACAGACAATAGCAGAGAGATTGACAAAGGATTTAAACGCGCTTGCGCCCGAAAACGTAGAGTTTGTGATAATGGGCGACGGCGGCAGTTACGTTCCGTCGATAAGAAAGCCGCGCTCGAATATCGTCATACAGCGTGTAGACGGCGAAGCGGATATTATATCTTCGACAATTACGCCTGTTAATGGCATAATTGTTGCAACGCAAACGGTTGGAGTGTCGGTGTGCGTGCGTATTGATAAAAGCAAAGGCTTTGACGAAAGCGTGAGATATATCCGCGAAGCAATAGCAACGTATATGAGTACGCCCGTCGTGTTCGACGATACCGTTACAGATGACAAGGGCAATGAACAAACCTACACCGTGACTATGTACGGCTCACAGCCCGAAGCGGGTTCGCGAGAAGTTCGGCAGAATTACGGCGACAGTATTGACTATAACTGGGTATGCAATTTTTCGATTGTGCAAAACGGCGTAAACAGTCAGAATCAGTCGATAACTTTCGAGGGACAGCCGATACCGTTCACAAGCCTTGTATTGACGAGAGTACCCGTGACCGACGGCGGCGCGTTCAGTAATACGAACGGCGTAGCGAAGTCGTGGCACTCGACTACGGCATTGCAAGTGACCGTTACGGTTCCTGCGCTTACAAACAACAATCTTACCAAAGAACACGCCGACTATGTGATAAACGGCACCGAAAAGGTATACGACGTCGTGATTAAATTCAGCGAACTTACCATGACCGACACATCCGGCAACACCGTCGTAAAAGAGAACAAAAAACGAATGATATTCGACGTAGGAAGCATAACGGCGCAACAGATAAACAACGTCGGTATGGAAATAAACCTGTTGGAATACTTCGAACCGAGCGTTCCCGAGGAGGCGTGATATGGCGGACGGCAGACAATACACAATAACCATATACGACAAAACGACGGGGCAAGGCTCTCCGATAGCAGGGGAGCAAAAAGACGGCAAGGACACGAAGAACGACGATTCCGCGCCCGATAAAGGCGAAGTTGCTTTCAATTGGATGTCGCTTAAACGCGTAGCGAACTACGCTAAACGCGCTATATCTTACGAAATATCTACCGTTAGTTTAAGAACGGGCGAGAACGAACGCCAACAGCGCATGCAGTTCGCCTACGATATTTTAGGACAGGTGAGCGGAGCAATTACGAATATAGTCATCGGGGCAAAGGTCGGCGGAGCGTACGGAGCGATTGCCGCGGCGGCTTATACAGTTGTTGAAACGAGCATAAGCATAGGACAGAAAATAGACAGGTTCAATCTTCAAAAGAATTTGGAAAACGTTTCGCTCGGCTTGGCAAGAACGCGGAGCGGCGATTCGCTTGCTTACATAAACGGTGGAAGATAAAAGGAGAAAAGGGTAATGAGGAAAAAATCTTTGATAATTCTGTTTGCCGTCATTATCGGGCTGATGATATTCCCGATACTATGGCAAATACAAATAGTTAAGGACTACAAATACGAGTACGAATGGCGAAATGAGGCATATGAGCAAGACGTTGCAAACGGCGTTGTTCAGGACGAAGAAAAGATGAACGCTTGGCTTGGCGAATATAAAACTAAATGGGTGATGCAAAGCGTAGTGCTTGCATTGCTCGTTGTGGGTGAGTTTGCTTTAATATTCGTCGAAATAATAACCATATTCCCGAAAATACTTTTTCCGAAAACTACCGCTATAATACTGCTATGCGTAGGTGCTATGTGCGCTATATGTTTATTCCCGCAAGGCGGAAGAGCGAAACAAACAAAGCAAGAGTATAACTCGTGGGCTAAACTCAACACCTGCGGACTTGCAAACGTCGAAAGGGATAAACAAACGATGATGAATATTTGGGGCAACACGCTCACGGGCGACATTATCGCCGAAATATCCTACGGTGTTCTATGTCTTGGAACGCTTGCGGGCGTGTGTATCGTGTACTCCGAACGGCTTCTTTTCTATAAAAACGCAATCACGCACAAAAACTTCGTAAAAACGGAAGAAAAGCCGACATTTTACGAAGAATTACCCGATTTTGACGACGCATACAATGAAATTTTAAGAAAAAACGAAAAACAGGGCTAAAACGCTTGACTGATAGCAAAATATATTGTATTTATATGCCATAATTCATTTTATAAAAGGAGAAAAGCAAGTATGAAAAAGAGGGTAATTTTAGGCGTTATTTTGATAATAATAGCGATAGGCGGCACTATTGTTATGAATACCGCAGGGATATTCAAGGGGACACCGTATTATACCGATAAAAAAACCGCAGAATACGACTCCTTTTATATTTTTTACAACAATACATATGATATGCGAACTTATATTAACGGTGAACTCAAATATAGTTCGAACGGATTTTACAAAAAAGATGGTACCCATATTGAAGTTGATGAGGGCTATCAACCTGTATGGATTAACGGTGGCATCTATTATGACTCCGAACGAATGATGACCACGCCAGGAACTATAACCGCATTTGTATATAGGCGAGGTGAAGACAAATATATAAACCAAACAGCCATTTGGTTGCAAATAGGTTTCGGGGCTGTATTGATAATCGGTATTATCGAAATAGTAGTCGCAGGAATGACCAAGAAGAAAAAAAGTTAAAACACGAGCAAGTCGAAAGGCTTGCTTTTTTAATAGGAGAAAAAAATGGAACTACTAAAATTTAACAGATTAAAGGTCTTAATTGACGGCACGGATTACACAAATCACGTGCCGTTTCCTTTTAAGTGGAGTGCGCTTTTAGACGAACAACTCGACGAAGCGGCACTTGAACTTATGCGCGTGCCGATAGAAAACTTTGAACCGCTTCTCGATGTCGTTGTAAAAGTATGGAACGATAGCGACGAAACAAGAGTTATAACTCATAATATGTTAGTCGCAAACGATGAGGCACACGAAATTCCGCCGGGAAGCGGCAAGTACAATCATACGTTGTATCTGATAGAAGAAACAAAATATTTGGAGGGATTTTACGTTCGGTCGCACGGCTATGTAAACACTCTCAATAATTATTATACCCCGATTTTGAAATCACCAACATTGCGAGCATATAGCGGAGATACAGCGTCGGGAACGGCGGTCGGTTCAATTCGATATTACAATGTTGCTGACATCGGGTCACCGTTGCTTGAAACGGTAGTCCAAATTCCGACTTGCAGACAAATTTTAACGCAAAAAAACGATTATGCAATTACACTATACGATAAAGCGGTTGCACCGGTCGAGAATTATCAAAAAAATTACATCTTGGTAGAGCAAGGCGGCGAAATTGTCTTTGATTCAAGAACCGATACGAATATAGATGTAACTAAGCTCGGCACAATAACCGTCGATTTGTCGTTGGGTATGGTAAATCTCGTTTATAACCTATATGGAAGCGTAAACAACGGCACTACATCATCGACAGCAAAGATAATATCGTGTGCTTATACCTATGCGCTAACAGTTGTTGATACAGCCGCTTTGCCGAAAGCTTGGACTGCTCGTTCGGTAATAGAGCGGGCTTTGATTTTAGCCGAACCGCTCCGTGAGGGCGATTGTCCTCGTTTTTGGCTTAATCCGACACAAGCCGCAGAGTTTGAGAAAATTGCAGTTCCCGAATTTCAGTTTACTCAATCAAATCTGCGCGAGATATTGCAAGGCATAGGGCAATATATACACGGCGAGCCGAGATTAAAAGGACACGAAATTTACTACGATATGTACGGCAGTTCGGAACAGACCGAGCCGTACAGCGTATATGCGGCAAAGGAAGTATCTCGAACGCTCGACAGATATACTACGAACATTGACAGTAGCGTAGGCAACCTTGTCAATTCGCTCGGATATGCAAAGGGCGTGTTTGTAGAGCCTTTTGCGGGTGCGGCACTGTCTATGCGTTGCGAAACGATGTATGCGCGAGTAACCGAAGATAATATGATATTCCCAACGAAATTCGCGGTAAACAGCGTTGAGAAGTTTGAGTATTACGACGACACCAACAACAAATTTTGGGATATTACGCCTTATGTTTTTGAAACGGCAGATTATAATCAGATGTCATCGTATGAGGACGCATACCCATATGCAAAAGCGTATGCTTTGTATTACACAAGAGGCGAACGAGGAATAAAAGGTTTTAATTTCAAAGAAGAAAATGCAATTTCTCCTGTCTTTGAGAAATATTCCATAGTTAATATACTTACAGCTGTTATGGGAAGCACTCCGAATATTTCATTATACCCGAAAATGCAATTCCGCATAACCTATCAGGCGTTTATGCCGGCAAGAGTTCAGCAGAATAAATCGCTTATTGTGGCAAAAAAGCATTTCACTACCGCATACAATCAAGGACAAAACGTTGTCGAAAGCAGATACTACGGAGAAAATCTCAAAGGCGTTGTCGCTCGTTTGGGCAATGTGGATAAGACTGTAACGGTGGTAAAACAAGGGCTTCCTATTATCCCGAAAGTCGGCACTCTTTACGACGACGATTATTACATTTCTACCGTTGCCGTCGAGATACATCCGCAAACGACAAAAATAACGCTTGCGCTTTCGCAAGACTTCAACAGATATTCGGCTTACGTTTCGCTCAACAGGCAAAAGCGACAGTACGAAATAAGCGAAAAAGCGGCATATGAAAGCACGGTTTCATATCGTGATTACTGTATAATCGGCGACAATGCTTCTGTATACGGTGACGCGCTTGCTTCCATTAGTAATGTTGTAAAGTTTATAAATAACCCTGACGAAACAGACAAAAGTTTAACTTTGGCAATTTTCGAGGGTTTAAGCAAAAACGATAAGACATGCGGTAAGCGTGCGTTGGCTGTCCAAGCAGTCGCTTCCGGTAACGCCGCAGTATTTTTAACCAAATATGCCGATAACTATTCTGCCGGCGATTCGGCACTTATGATTGATAATAAAGCCAAAGGCTATTTCCAACAAGGAGTTCAATATACCGACGCTCTCGGTAATATTGAAAAATTACGGCTTGATTATTATACCGGAGGCACTCCGCTTGCAGACCATGAGTTCGACCTTGCAAGTTCGTTGCCGAGTACTAAATTTTTACAGCCCGACGGGTCACCGCTTATAACTACGGGCAATAATCCGTTATGGGTTAAAAAAGGTTCGACGGAAAGTTTAGGGATAAACTACCAAATAGATTTTGTAAGCAATCGCCGAAGTATTATTATCGGAAGCGGATTTGCAAAGTACTGCTCGCTCGTGAACGGATATGACGATTCGGCAATATGGTTGTGGATAAGCAAAAAACGGTTGAATAAATTCGAGAGCATATATGATATTTCGCAAAGCTTTCGCATAAGCTTCCCGGGCTTTGATATATCCGCTGACGGACGCAGGGCTTTTTTCAAGCCGTTTGTACTTACGGATAATTACGGCGATATAAAATCGTGGGCATTAGTTAAAAACGGAGAAGTTATTTTCGGTGAAAACAAAACTTATATTGTAAATGAAAACATATTTGAGGGCTTGCAAATAACAATGACACACGACTATTTACAGCCCGCATATTTACAAAAAACTACTGCAATCGTTTCGGTCACCCCTACAAGTGCCGGCAAAATGTTTGCGGTAGATTACACCACCGCATATGACAATAGCGTTTGGATAAGTACTGATAAATTTTCGGCAAAACAAGACGAAAACGGTATATGGCATGTGGTCGGGAAAACCTATCATCCAGATACAGTAAACGTAGAATTATCAATCTTTACATGGAGGTAAAAATATGGACAAAGAGAAGATAGCACAGGCAATACTGGCGATTCGAGGAGCGCGTGACGAAGCGGACACGATAGCGGAATACCTTGCGCGATTAGCCGAGCAACCCGATACGAGCGAAATCGAGGACGAGTATACGGAGATTATCGGCGACGAGTTTAACCACATTATCAAATTCACGGAGTTAGCCTCGGAACTCTGCGGAATAGATATACCGGAGGACTGATATGCTTATAGTACTTGACCAAAATTACCGTCCGATAGCGACGAGCGATATGACCATAACGCAGGGCGACGCGGCACTCGGCAGACTGCTTGTCGTCGCTCCGCCTGCGGTCGGAATTGCGGCTTCGTTTCAATTGCCCGATGAAACGATAACGCAAAAATATCCGTTATTTATGAACCCGGCAAAAGTTCCCGACGAAGTGGATTACTATGTGTATTCGCTGAACGTAAAGAGCAATATTTTTTCGGGCGTTTCGGGTAAACTGCTGATACAACTTTGGATATCCATACCGTACGCAGACCCGAACCAAGACTTTACGTCTATTACAGGCGCGGCAGAAACGGCGCAAGAGTTTTCTGTTGACCCGATAGAAATGAATGTGCTTCGAGGCGCGGTAACTATTCCGCAGGTCGGCAAAGACATACCCTCGGACGAAACGTGGACGGCTCTTTTGAACGGCATTGCTACTCTCAATTCGGTAGTGTCGGATATGTCAAAACATTCCGTCAAAGCAATTTCAGGCGTTGAGAACATGTGGACGCTTGGCACGGGTTATTACAAACTGATTGTCGGAGGGCTGATAAGACTTAAATTTTCAAGTACCACAGACGCGTTGTGGGACAAAAACGAAGATATGCTCGTGTGGGTAGACAACAAAACGGGCAAGAACGCAACGTTTATCGCAATGAACGCTCCGAGTAGAGATAGCACGGGGGCAATGCCGAGTAATCCGACATTTATCTACGGTTATTCGTACAACAACGGTACGGCTTATTCTCGTAAAACTTTTGAGCTTAAAACCTATGCGGAGCCGTATAAGGCAGGCTACGGAATAGCGATAAATGACCAAACTATAAGCGTAAATTTGCCCGTAGCGGAAACACAGAGTGTATGAGGAGGAATGTATGGCAGATTGGATAATCAAAGATACAACGCTCCGAAGAATAGCGGATAAGGTTAGAGGTCTTAACGATTCGGGCGCAAAAATGCTTGTTAAAAACATAGCAGATAATATACCCGAAAAGCAGGATAAGAACGTTTCTATAACCGAGAATGGCACGCAAACCATAAGACCTGATAACGGTAAGATTTTAGGCGACGTTATTATCGAAACCAATGTCGAGGGCGGCAATAAACCCGAACAGGCAAAGACGATAAACGTCACGGCAAACGGCACGCAAACTGTCAAGCCTGATACGGGGAAAACATTATCGCAAGTAACTGTAATAACCAATGTCGAGGGGAGCGAAGTTGTTTTGCAAGAGAAAACTGTTACACCTACGCAGGAGCAACAGCAAGTCCGCCCCGATACAGGATATAACGGTTTAAGCCAAGTAACGGTTGAAGCAATTCTCACGGAAGAAAAAACCGTTACGCCTGCCGCAACGGAGTTTTATGTTTTGCCGACTACGGGTAAATACCTTACTCGTGTAAAGGTAAATGCCGTACCGGCGGAAGAGAAAACGATTACCTCGAACGGCACGTATGAGCCGAGCGACGGTAAATTTCTTTCCAAAGTGGTTGTAAACGTTCCAAGAGCAGAAGCACAAGTAAAAACCGTAACAGTTACCGAGAATAATAAAACAACTTACGTATTCCCGGACGAGGGAAAAACTCTGTCGCATGTGGTTATCAACACAAACGTACCCGGTACGGATTTTACAAAAGTAACGGCAGTGCCTGCGGATGTTGTTTCGGGTAAAGCTTTTTACGACAAAAACGGCTCGTTAGCATATGGCACAATGCCACAGTACAACGGCGAATATTTCGCAGGTCTTTATCCGCCGACCATAAGCATTGCAGATAATACGCTTATGTGGGAAGCGGTTTTGGGTGCCGACGGATATAAAATATATAAACAGACAAACTCATCTTCATATGAACTTATCTCAGAAATAACCGCCACTGAATACGATTTGTTGAACTTGGCTGTTGGAAATTATACATTGTGCGTTACCGCGTTTACAAGCGATTTGGAAACGCCAAACAGCAACGCCGTCAATTGGGTAAAGGCAAAAATACAATACACGCTTACGAATACGTCGCTTTTGAGCGCACCTGAATATTTTACAACAAATACACCTGCGACAATAACGTTTAATAAGGCGTTTGGGTATACATATCCGTCAACGCCCGTTGTGGTTTCGGCACAGCTCGATTCGTACAGCAACGGCGTTTTGGTTTTATCGTCGCCTAACAATATGAGCGTTAGCGTTACGGCGAACGGCGTAAAAGATACGAGCGCAACCATTACAGCTGGGTCTTACAAATTTAAAGTTGACCCAACCGCAATACAGTCAAATCTTACCGAAGATATTAACTTCACGGCGAATGGGGCAAGCTATACTGCTTTGAGTGCATATTCAAGCGGCAATATAGATTACCGAAACGGAGATACTGTTGTACAAGCGTATAACGGAACTACTTGGAGCGATTCTCGCACTATAACAGTAACAAGCACCGCGCACGTGAGTGCTGATTTCCTCTTGTGGTTCAATAACGCAATGGAGCAAAAGCTCGGCGCACCTGTTATCAAAATTACGGGTGCTGTCATTTCGTGGACAGCGATTGCAAATGCGACTTCTTACGAAATACGCTTTGGTGTCACAACTCTTGCAACTACGAGCGGCACTTCGTTCAATATTTCTACTTATGGTAAGACAATGGGCGCAGGCTCGCACAATATTACCGTTATAGCGAAAGCAAACGGTTTTGCAGATAGCTCCGCGAGCAATGCTGTTACCTATACCGTGTACAGGCTGACAGCGGCGGCGGATTTTCGCTGTCAAGCTATCAGCGGATATTATGAATTGTTCTCGTGGGACTATATGGACTCTCACGCAACAGGCGGCATAGTTTACGAGGAAACGTCGCAAGGCGTTTATACGCAGATAGCAGAGCATACTCGTGACGGCGGTTCCGTACAGTTGCCGTATTATGGAGCGTTCACTATCGGCTCGCACACCTATGTATGCAAGATTGTAGATTCTACGGGAGTGTATGACGATAGCGAATACAGCAATGCTATTGTGGTTTCTGTGTATGCTTTGACATGGAACGTAGCGGGCGCGAGCAAGCCTACACAGACATATGCGCTCGGCAATGCTTCGTCCAATTTTTACACGATAACGCCCGATTCGGGTAATGAATTGCCCGAAGCAATCGAGGTGCAAGGTTTATCAACCTATACTTGGAGTGTTGGAAGCAGTGGCAACGGCACGTTCTCATTCGATTCTGCGAATATAAATGCGGCGACTTATGCGAGCGGGATTGTGGTAACTATCAATGCGGCAAAACAAGCGACCATTGCCGCAGGCACTTATGTTTGGACGACAGACCCCGCGCTTTCTTCAACTTTGGTAGAAGCGAATTTCAATTTCACAAGTGGCGGCACGAGCTATACGAAGCTATCTTCGGGCAACAACGATTTTATCAAATATAACGATACTACCGTATATTCGATGTCGGGCGGCGCAACATGGACACCTGCTACGGCGCAAACTATCACCGTAACGACCGAACAAAACGTTCCGCAAGACGTGTACGACTTTTTCTTCGGCGGTAGTTTATTGAAACAATTAGCTCAACCGGTCATTGCGGCATGCGAAAGATTTATGTTTTGGAATAGAGTTGAAAATGCCACTCAATATTCGTTTAGCGTAACACAAGGTTCTAACACGTATGATTTCGGAACAATATACGATATACACAACTTTGTAGAAGCAAAAGCGGCAAATTACAATTTTAATGGCAAAACAATTTCGCTGACGGAGGGTACTTACAATTTCAAAGCACCTTTTTCGGGTAATACCGTCAGAATTATGTTTACCAACGGTTGTTACTTTGAAATTTTCTGCGGAGCAGGCATAACACTGTCGTATTATGAAGCGTATGCAGGTTATATGGCAAGTACGATTGCAAATGGTTCGTTCGATACGCCTATAAGCTTTACGTTCAGGGATGGTTCAAGCGATACGGGCGAGCCGTATGTAGAAAAGTTCTTGCTCGGACAAGGCACATCACCGTCGTCATTTACGGAAATAACACCCGAAGAGTTCAAAGCAGGCATAACACTCAACTTTGATTTATAAGGAGGCAATATGGCGAAAAAATATGAAGTCCCGTTGGAGAACCCAACGGGCGTAATTTTGCAAACGGCAAATAAGTTTGTAGACAGAGTTATTCTCGTTAAGCCGAAATTACAATCCAAAACCGTAACTGCGTCGGCAGGCACAGTCCGAGCCGACGACGGCTATTGCGGGCTATTGGAAGTCACTATAAGCGGTGTGTCTACGCAAGCCGCTGTTGTGAGTGATACAGTGGAAATTTCGGGAAACAGCGGAGAATTTACGACAGCGGAATACGAAAAGATAAAATCGGGCGCAGACATAATCAGAAACGGAGTGGGATTCGTTATGCTTAACGAATTAAACGACGTTAAATGCTACGCCGCAAGTGAGATAACGGGCGAAACGGTAACGCTTACTGTGATAAAGGTCAAAGGCAAGTCATGGATTGTTTCGACATTCGAGATATAAGGAGGTAAGTATGGCGGACGAATATTGGGCTTTGGGCGATAATCCCGTCCTTTGGGACACGGCTACGCTTGGCAGCAGTTTAACAGGCATAACATTTTCCATAGGCAGCAGTCAGGATACTTACAGCAAATTTACACAATTCACATCAGGCGGAACCATATATCTTAGAGCTGATGGCGATAATACGAGGCGTACAATAGGTTCAAAACCAGCAACTGGTGTTTTTAGTTATGAACATCAATACGGTCGTGTTATTACTATTCATAGCATTGAATCTGGAAGTACTGCTTACGAGTGGATAAAGTCGGCAACGGGCGGCAAAGGCGTTAAGTATGATTTTATGCAAGATTTAGCCAGCCTTAATTTAACAAATTATCAAAAACTATCCACAGGTTCAGACAGTACAACAAAAATAACAGCAAAAGCTAACGGCTATGCGCCAAACAGTAATACGGCAATATGGAGAAAAGGTTCGTAAGGAGTTTTTATGAAAATTAAAGTTGAAGAGAAAAGAGCGGTCATTATAGATAATGCACCGCTCATTATCGATGTAAGAGAAAAGAACTACATAGATGTCGAAATGCCCGATGATAAAACTTACTTCGTCGGGTTTATCGGCACTACAACCGAAAAGAGAGAGGTTTTAGGCGGTAAAGTCGAGTTGCCGAAAACCTTTTTCACGGAGCAGACGCTCCAAGTTGTTGTTTATCGGGCGGACGGTGAGAGCATAACGGCAATACCGTGTGAGCCGATAAAGCTGTTTCGCGTAAACAACAAGGCGTTGTTTTTGATGTATATCGAAAACGCGCTCGGCAAGGAAGATGTAAGGGACAAAGCGGAATCGGCAATGGCGCAGTGCTATGCTATGGCGGAAATGCTCCAAAAAGCATTGGCAAGAGTAGCCACTCTCGAAACGGAACTTACTGCGGCAAAGAACGACCTTGCAGACTTCCACAAACTCTATGACGAGAACGTTGCAAAGATAAACGACGTCATTCAGCGTGTAGAAAATATGGAAGCCGACTACGACATTTTAACAAAATAACGGAGGTATAAAACAATGAAAAAATTAACCATTATATTCGCTATCCTTGTGTGCTTGTGTTTTACTGCGGGTATTTCCGTCGTATATGCGGAAAATACGCCGAATTTGCAAGTTGCAACCGAAGAAACGGAACAAACCGAGGAAACGGACGGAAAGACCGAAAACGGCTCTACGGGCGAAATTTCGGGCGAAAACGAAGATATAAACATGGGCGAAGAAACACCCGGCGACGGTTCGGGCGAAACTCCCGGGGATAAACCGGAAGAGGACAAGCCCGTCGATAAAGACGCACTGCTCGAAGAACTCATTAAAAAGGTTGACGAGTTGATAGCGGAGAAGAACGACGAGGGACTTGATAAACTATGGGAAGTAATCCGACCTTTTGTTATTTATGTTTTGTCGGCATTACTCAGCGGCACTATAATTGCAGGGTTTATAAGCAGAGCGATTGCGAAAAAATACGATACGAAAGCGATTGCGAAATCTGTTGTCGAAGATATAGCGAATAAGGATATTTCCGTTGACCTCGAAACTATGACGAGAAAGGAAATAATGGCTATCGGCACGGCACTTAAAGCGAATTTGCAAGACGGGCTTGCAGGCGTTGAGAATATGCGCCGTTCGCTTGCGCTTGTGTGCGGTGCTTTGGCAAAATCTAAAACTTTGACGCGGGAAGAGAGGGAAGAACTTGCCGCAGAAGCGAAGAAACTCGATGAAACCGTGCAGGCGGAAGCAAAAGAGAAAGTCGTCGTGCGGCTTGAAAAGTCCGAGCCTGACAAAGAAACGACCGGGGAAACGGGCGGATTGTTCGACAACCTCGGCAAGTGAGGTGAAGTATGAAAGGCGCAAAATTGATATTTACGCTTTTTGAAGTGCTGTTCGTGGCGGTTGTGCCTGTCGCATTGGTTATTTATCAATACGGCTACGTGCAACCGACTTCGGCGGCGTTCAAAATATCGCTTACGGGCATAATCTTAATCGCGCTCGTGTTCTACGGCGTAAAAAAGGTTATTCTCGACCGAAAACTACGCAATTGGGAAGCGCAATATAACAACTATGTTTCGGCTTATAAAATCGAAACGGACTTAGAGAAAAAAGAGAGGGCAAAGCAGGAAATGCAGAAATATCAGACTTGCATAGTGCTGATTCGGGCGTTTATTCCGATGTTGATATTCTGCATGATTCAGGTTTTGGCAAAAGCGTTAGAAGCGGAAATGATAACTTTGTCCAGCCTTGCGGGGCTGATAACGGCAAGTTTCGTCGTCGGTATCGTATTTGCGGTGCTTGCGGCAAGAGAGGTATAAATGACTTATGAGCAAATAGACAAAAAACGCAAGAATATCGGAAGCGTGGTTTTGTTCGACATAATAATGGGCATAATCACGCTTGCGTCGTTCTCGGTGAGTATTATATCCGACTATGTAAAAGTCGGGTTTGATTTTTCGTTCCTGATGTCTTTCTCGTATTGGGCGGGGCTTATCGCTAACAACATTATCAACATAGCAATGTGCGTGGCGTTCCGTTCGGTAATGAGGGACAGAGAATCAAGGCTTAACGGCGAACTCGTCAAGATGAAAGGCGATATAGAATCGGCAAAAAGATACATATATCAAAACAACCACAACAAAGAGTTGAAACAATTCGTCGATGAAAGAAACGCCGAGCGAAAATTCAAAATGTATGTTGAGCAGATAAAGCGTAAAGCGGATAAATCGAAAGCACGAAAGAACGTAGATAAATACGCTACGAAATTGCAGTACGAAAAAGAAAGCAAGAATCCACGTCCGTGGGTTATTGCGAAGTACGAGAAGATTATCCTTAAAAACAGGTCGGAATACAACGGTATGCTTGCTAAATTGCAGACAGCGAAAGAGGACAGCGTTTGGAAGCGCGTTAAAGGTTATCGCCCGATAAGAACGGCGATATTGTTCTCGACAGCGGAAAAGATAGCCGACAATACTGCCGACAATTACGAAGTGAACAACGCGAAAGAGTTCGCTTACTTTTTTGTCAAAAAAATCGTATTTATGCTGTTGTTTACGACGTTCCTCGGAACGCTCGTGCCGCAAGGCTTTGTTTTTGACTATACGCTTTTGTGGTCAACTGCCGTAAAAGTCTTTTGGGGTTCAATGTCGTTGTACGCAGGCGGCTCTTCGGGTATAGAATATATTCGTCAGGTGCTTGTCCCGGCGGTAAACGGACGTGTAGATTTCGTTCAGCAATTCCTTGAAACACTCCCGAAAAAAGAAAACACAACTATATGATTTTTAAGCCGTCTTTTTAACAGGGCGGCTTTTTTTATTGCCAAAAATATGAAAATTTTTCAAAACGCCTTAAAATTAGTTGACATTTCGTTTCAAACGTATTTATAATGCTTTTTACGGAGGGAACGAAAAATGAGAGGAATGAGGTATTCTGTAAACCAAAAGAGGCGCGCCTTAAAGATGTGGCTTGTGGAAAAAGTAGACGTAAAGAAAGTCGCGTATAGGATGAAATGCGACGAACGCACTTTGTGGCGTTGGAAGTCAAAATACGACGGAACGGCGGAAAGCCTACAAAACGGCTCAACCGTTCCGCATACGCCAAACCCCAAGTCACACACGGAAAAAGAAGTATGCGCTATAAAGAGAATATTTGATGAATACCCGGATATAAGTTATGCCGAAGCGTACGGAATATTACGGACACAATATGCTTATTCACGTACATATTTCGGTTTTTGGAGATATGTTTCAAAACACGGAATACGACAACCGAAAGAGATTGTAGAGAAATACATCGAGCAACCATATTCCACGCCCGAAATGTTCGGAGTTAAAATGCAAATGGATGTAAAGGTTGTTCCGCGTGAATGCAAAACGGGTGTCTTTAAGACCGAAAAGGAATATCAATACACGATAATTGACGAAGCAACGCGCGAGAGGTTTATCTATCCTTACAAAGAGCAAAGCACGTTCTCTACTGTCGATTTTCTCAAAAGAGCGTTTGTGTATTTCGGATATTTGCCCGCAATAGTGCAGACGGACAACGGGACGGAATTTACCACGCCAAAAATAGCGAAACCGGGGACGGTATGCTTGGTGGATAAATTTTTAGCAAAATACGGAATCAAGCACCAACTTATCCGCCCGAGAACGCCGCGGCATAATGGAAAAGTAGAACGTTCGCACCGGACAGACCAAGAATGTTTTTATAATCACTTAAAATATTCGTCATATGAAGAATTGCAGGAAAAAATGGCGGATTGGCTGAACAGATACAACAACCGACCGCACTCATCGTTGAGGAATAATGCCGGCAAACGAGTTTGGCTCACCCCTCTCCAAAAAAGAGCCGAGTTATTAGCGCAATACAAGGCGGTCGGTTTTAAGAACGAAAACAACGAAGAGTACAGTATACGATTTTTGAAAAAAGCCGCGTAACTAATGCTAAATCCCACAAAAGAAGAAACCTCGCATGTCGGGGGATTTCGGCGTGCAAAAAATTTCGTACAATTGACTTTTTTCTTGTGGTATTGTATAATCTTCCTATGTCGAGCAATGACAAAAGCCTGTTTTTCGGCTGTTTTAATGTGTTTCGAAAAAAAATTGAAAAAATTTCAAAAAACTACTGAAAAATGCTTGACAAATCACACA